CCGTGAATAGGATGAGATACTTGTTATGTAGTTGGGGTGTTTTGATGGACTCGATATCCAGTTCTGTTCGATCCATCTCTAGGTCTTTACTGACCATCTCACGAATATCATTTAGGTTCATAACTTAGTAATTTTCAATCCAGTAAATTTAAACTCTGTAGTTATAATTATAGGGTCCGGATCGGTGGTTGTCAAATCAAATCCAATTTCATCTAGACTAATTGGAAAAATATCTTGATATTGAATTTCTATGTTAGGTCTGCTTTTATTATCCATAACTACTAAAATACCATTTGCTAATGATTTAGGATCACGCAATGGTGGAGATTTTTCTACAGGAACTTCTCCCCTTATCCAGTTAAAAATTTCCAAATAGTTGCTCATATCTTCATCTACTATAAAAGAAAGGGTCAATGAACCATATGTGATTTTGCCTCCTGTACCAATTACAGATTGAGCGTATAGTGTTTTAGTCTCTATGTTATCTACACCAATTGATGGAATATTTGCCTGCTGAATATAGAAGTTTATGTTTGGAATTCTAGGAATCTCAAACTTAAAACCATTGTTCTTTAGATAGTTTACAGAATCTGGTGCTTTGCGTGCCATAATATTCTCCCAATAAAGTATGTATACAAAAAAACACAGCCCCCCGTGAGGGAGGCTGTGTCTTATGCTATCTTAGAACTAGACTCAAGGATCGAGTGGTGCGTTCTGACCGTGGAGGTTAAGAACCTCGAAGACACGATAGTACTGGTTAATACCAGTGGTATCGATCTGGTTATTACTACCGAAGGTTCCAACGAAGGGGTTGGCAACCATTCCGTAACGAGTCTTGAACCCGATGCGAGGCTGGAAGTTGTCCTCACCAACCGCACGAACCATCTGTAGTGGAACGTATGGACAGTAGAACATACCAGCATCATAGGGACTAGAACCTCTGTAACCTACGCAGATGAAGTTTCGTGATCCAGCGTATGGATCAATGTAAACCTTCATCTTACCATTGAGAACACCAGCGAAGGTGTTGCCAGTATCGTCAACATTAAGGCTGACGTTAAGGGCTGGTGAGATATTGAGGAAGCCACCCATTGCGAGAGCAGAAGCAACATCTGACGAGCAGATGATGAAGTTACCCTTACCGCGTCGAGTGTCCTTAGCAATCGCATTGGCTTCACGTTCGATCTGGAACATGAGTCCACGGAAGCGTTCAGCACTCCAACGTCCGTCAGCATCACGGTTGACATCATAGATACCACCAGTGAGTCCTGCTCGAACGTGCGAGGTGCGATAGACACCATCAGAAGTGAGTCCCGCGACCGCGCCGGCACTATAGAAGGAAAGATCTGAGTTTCTAGCACCAAGTTTGGCGTTGAAGTAGATCCGACGAATAACTTCTCGGTTGATTTCCGCGAGGATTTCAGTCGAGAGGATATTAGCGAGTTCGCTTTCAGCATCAAGTCCGTGAACGGCCTTGAGGTCTTGAGCGAGTTCAGTGGTGTACTGAGCCTTGAGGGCACGAGTCTTTGCTTCAACAGCAACTCGTTCGATGGTGAATGCCATCTCGCGGAAACCCTGATGAAGTTGACCTAAACCTTCAGCACTTGGAACACTCATACCACCTGCGTAGGCAGCAGAATCAATACCATTACCAGAACCGAATGGATCGGTACTGATGGATGATACTGAAGAGAATGTAGCACCCGCAGCACTAGTACGGGTATCTACTTCACTATGTAGTGCTTCATTAGTACTGCGAGTCACTGCATTACCAGATTCGTCTCCGTACTGAGCCTTCATTGCGAAGATCAAGCCAGTGGGTGCGCTCATTGGCTGAACACCACAGACATCGTAAGCAATTAGGTTCGGCATAGCACGACGAACGAGCGAGATAAGTACGGGGTCGAAACCCTTATAGTTGGCTGATGCTGCACCAGAACCCGCACCACCACCGATGTAACCACCGGCTGCGTTCATTGGGGTTTCTGAAAGATACTGCTCTCTAAGAGCCTTCTCATTATTCTCAAGAAGGACGGCAGTGACCTTCCTCTTGTATGAATCTTGAATTGGTTCAAGATCTTTATGGTTTAAAATTGGGGACCACTTCTCTTCAAGTGAATCCATTGGTGTAACTGAATCGAAATCCATTAGACTTCTCCTTTATGGTTGTGTAATCTACTAACTAATCCTATCAGGAACTAGAAGAACTTCTAGTTATTGCTTTTGCGTAACCTTCCATCAACGAATTCATTCCTGTTACTTCAGGTGTACCTTCTGTTGTGTCGTCCGCAAAACTATCGTTATTGTATTCTCCAAAATATGATTCTCGGATAATGTCTAGTTTTTCAATATACTCTTCGATGTCGGCGTGTTCTACACCTTCTGAAAGAGTCTTAAACTTTTCTACTTCAGTATCAACAAGTCCTTCGGACATTTCATTGAATACATAAGATCTCTTGAAGTCAAGAAGTTCTTCTGCCATATCCATAGATGCTTGAATCTCATTATTGAGACGAGTAACGAGTTCCTCGTTCTCTTCAGCGAGTTCGTCAACAAGGTCAACCTTGCTTTCGGGAATCTCGATGTAGTGATTGTCAAAGAGAGTCTTAAGACCTTCCATGAAGGACTCAGTAACTTCAGTACGAATACCTTGTTCTACTGTGAGTTCATTCTCTGAGATCCAGTTCTGAACAGCGTAATCGAGATACTCGTCAATCTTGTTGGTGAGTTCTTCTGTGATTTGTGCGACTTCTTCAGTAAGTCTATCACTATACTCTTCCTCTAGTGAGTAAGTAATATTTTCAATCTTCTCGTTGATAGCAGCCTCAAAGATAGTGATTACTTTAAGTTTAAAGTCTTCAGTAAGATCTTCTCCATTAAACAAAGCATCTAAATCTTCGGTAACACCACCACCAGCCTGGTTTCCGCCTTCTGGTTTAACAGAAGGAACGAGGCCTGCCTTAGCAGCAGAAGTGTGTGGAGTGACTGACTTCTTATTCTTCTTAGCATTGTTAGGACCTTCATCGGTGTGAACCTCATCACCCTTGCCGGTGGCGTCCTTATTGTAAGTTTCTGAGTCAAGAACAGGCTTCTCGATTTCATCGATCATCTCGATCTTTTCAAGAATTGCTCTTGCTGTGTCTACTGGATTCTGGCTCATGTGAAGGGACTCCTTTTTATTCTTTGCTAGCGCCATTATTTATACATTTTTAAGTTTTGACATGAAGTCGGCGTATACTTCAATTAGTTTTTCTTCTCTATTTTGTCTGGTAGTATACGCAGACTCAATACTCTCTTTGAAGGACTGCATGTCCTTCTCTTTCAAAATTCCGTTGTCCCAGATCCATTCTCTTCCTTCCATGATGCCGTTGACAAAGGCATCAGGGGCAGATGGATCTGCAACAATGTCTACTGCGGAAAGCATGAAGTCTTTTTGAACTTCGTTGATTCCGTTTCTTTCTTTTAGTGATCCCATACCTCTGGATGATACACCGAGTTTGGCACCTTCATCCATAAGGTTCTGTACAATCTTACCCATTGGTGTATCCATGATCTTGGCCTTACCCATTAGGTTATCACCATCTTCTCTCATCTCTTTGATGATATGAGAAACCCGATCAAGATTTACGGTTGGGCCCTGTGGGTGGTTGAGTTCACCGAACGCCCTGTTCTCGTCAACATAGGTTTTGATATAACGCTTTGCTTCTCCAAAAAGAATATTTCTTTCGTAGATGCGGTTGTTGCGATTGGGCTTGTTAGCCTGCATGAAGACACCTTCAATGAAGTAGTTCTTCTTGCCATCCTCTGTTGCTTCAGTAACTAAGTGGACGTTTTCTGTGTTTGTTTCGGTGATTAGTAACATTTACTATTCCTCTGTTGGAGTTTCTACTTCTTGATCCTGTGATGATGGATACTTATCATTAACTGCATCCGCCATTTTCTTATATAGAAGAGACTTAATATTGTTCTCTGCGTTCACATAGTTCTTATCTAGTAAATTATTTATAATTTCAGTCGGTTCCATCTGTATCCTCTCCTTCTGGTTCTACTTCTTCTACTTCTTCAGGGTCTTTAATTAGATTTGCTACGATATCGGGAGTCATTTTACCAGTTATATCTTGAACCTTCATATTAAAAGTATCACCAAATGTGGCTTTAAACTTTTCCATATTATCATCTAACATGCTTCTCAATAGTTCTTCTGCTGGTTTCATTGGGATTCATCCTGTATAGGTGGGGCGGGTTCCGCCGCCATTTCTTTGGCTATATCTTTCATTTCGTCTTCATTCAACTTTAAAATATTCTTTCTAACCCATTCGTCAGAATAGAATCGACCCAACCAAGGCTCCATACCCTGTAATAGTTCGAGTCTTTCCTTCATAATTTCTGTTTCTTTGAGTTCAGTAAAATATGAATCCTTTTGGAAATTGAAGAAGATATCTTGATGAATTTTGATCCAATCCTCTTCCTTCATAATTCCCGTAAGTAAACATTGAGTTCTCATTAGTTGAAGGAATAGATCCGAAAATCTCATACGAAGACGATCAATGAACTTGAAGAAGTTTAGTTCGTCTCTGCTGATCTCTGAAGATCGTCCCATATTGAATCCGTTCTCGGCATCCATACGAGAGGTAGGAACATGAAGGGCGCGATATACTTTCTTGAGGAAGTAATCAACGTCTTCCATCTCACCAAGATTCTGTCCACCATCTAGGGTGGTGATCTCGGTTCCTCTGCCACCTTCACGTCGTGGCAACCAGTAGTCTTCAAGCATGTTCATATGCTTACGATCATCACGAATCTCACCAGTGCCGGCATCATACACCAACTTGTTCTGGTATCTATTCATAATATCTTTAAGATACTGCTCTGCTTTTTGTTTGGGTAAGTTACCAACGTCAATATAGAAGATGCGACGTTCAGGCGCACGGGCGATTCGGTAGATGACAGTGGCATCTTCCGTCTGACGAAGCATGTTTAGTGGACGAATTGCCTTCTGAAGATACCCAACAACTCGCTTGGTTCCAGAATCAATAATACCAGAGTGAACATAACATATAGAATCAGGAGCAATCTTGAGTCCAGTTTGATTGGTTTGGAAAGAAGATTGATTATCTAGGTTAGTATAGATATAAAACTCTTCTACTTTTTTCACAAGTGGAACTATTGTTCCGTTAACATTTTGATTTTGTTTTTGTATATTGCGAATCTTTTTGATCTTGATTGGATCAATAGCACGCAATTCTAAAATACCTTTATTTTTAGAATCTTTATCTGTGATGATATGGTAGTAAATCTTACTATCAATATACCATCTTCTAAAAATTTCATAGGCTTTATGATTAAACTTTAAAAGACGAAGGATGTTTGTGAATTCAACCTTCATCTTCTTCTTAATACTTTCTGGTAGATCTACTTTTTCTAGATCTATATCAACAATAGTTCTGTCTTGTCCATGAACTATAGCCTCGGTTGTTATATCATCTATAGCAAGATCCACTTCTGGATATATTGCCATACCTCTATAACGAGCGATCAGATCATTTTCTGTTTTTAATCCACCATTAAAATCAACATACTGACCAACTACACCACCACCATCCAAGGTGAAGGTTCCATCGTATTCATCAGGACCGACAAATGACTCCACCTTAAGGTCGGAGCCACTTGTTGGTTGTGGTGACATTTTTCCATTACGACCAATGGTAAATCCAAATAGATCAATTGGCATTTACATTCTCCTCAATAATAAATAATAAAATCAAAATTCCCAAATCATGAATACGTCCAGTGATCGAACCCAATAGTAACACTAAACTCAGCAACTGCGTCGGTGGTATCGTATGAGAAGTCGATGGTTCCAACTTCCGATGGCCAGCAACCTACTAATGTAATAGTTTTACCAGCAGGTATATCACCAGCCAAACTAGTATTGTTATTAATACCAACACTAAGTGGTGCTACTGTCCACTGTGCGTATGCTAGACCTCTATTAGTATCATCTAGTGAGTAAAAACTCTCAGACCAGGCGATAAACTTCTCATGAATAGCATTTTCTTGATCACAAAGAACACTAATTGTCCAGTCGGTAAAGGTTCTATCCCCTGCTCTCTTTACTTCCCTTCCTTTGAAGGGAATAGTAACAACACCAAGTGAAGCAGAAGGCATTGAAGCACTTTTAATGAGTAACGCCTCATCGCCGGTGATCGTTAAACCGCTGCTCGATGTAACTTGATATAGATTAGGTCGGATACCCTGACCAAATTTACTTGTAAAATCTCCTAATGACATCTAATTCTCCCTTTGTTCTAAGTATGTATCAACCTTCTGTGAAGAATGATCCAGAATTGTTTGCGATGAAGTTGAGTTTGACGAACTGAACGCTCTTAGTTGGTTGTATAAAGATATCACATACAAACTCACCTCTATCTACAACTGAGCCTGGGTTATTGGTTTCGTCACATACAATTCTGTAATTTTCGATACCTCTTCCATTCTGAACTTCTCGTAAAACTGGATCAATTTGGTTCACGAAACTACGTCTAGTGAACGAATCGTTCTGCTCGAATAGAATATAGTTTGCTGATGTAGCAAAGGACTTCTCTAGGACGTTGAACAAACGACGGACATTGATTCTATCAAAGGCACTTGGTTTAGTTTGGAGAGTTTTGTCTCCCCAGAGAACTGTACCAGAGCCAGGGAAGGCTACTACATTGTTGATTCCAGCCGAGTAGATGAGATCTCTTAGTGCCTTAGATGGGCTGAATGCTAGTTTATTAACATTTAATATGTTTCCTCTAGCATATCCACCTGGCGAGAACCAAGCACCGAAGTCGGTTTCTGTTCTTGCGATAAGTCCAGCAATGTCAGCGTTTAGCGGAAGCCATCTGGTAACACCATTGTAACTGTCGTTCTGCTGCTTCCAGTTACCATCTATCGCAGCGTATGATGTATCTCTCAAGAGAGTGTTGTTTCTATAATCTAGGATTGACTGTCCAGTTACTTCTGAAAGTAACGCCTTATTGATAAGGGCTGCTCCAGTAGAACTCTGGGCTCCGGCTACTGGAGCAGAGATGACTGCCATACAATCCTTACGAGTGATTGCTAGATCGACGACATGTTGGTTGAGTTCATTATCTGCGTCTCCTGCGATGAGAATACTCACATCAGCAACATCAGGATCGCCAAAGTATTCTGTCCAAGCAGCCCTAACAAGCGATGAACCTGTGGGTGGAGTACCGTAAGCACCACCAAGAATAGTATATGTGTATGGAGCAACATTACCCTGGCGTGCGGCAGTGAGTGCCACATGTGCGTCAAGAGGAACTCTTGCGAAGTTAGTTTTACTTACAACAAGAGTACCAGTTGCGTCGAGGTCAGCAGATGAAACTGTGACATCTACACCGAGAGTGAGTCCTTGTCCGCCTATGTTACCACTATATCCACCAGATGAACCAAACAAACTCTGGAACTCTCCGACATCAGTAGCAATCTTGATGTAGTCAGAATTTTGAAGAACATACTTGTAGTAAAGGGCAGTTCCGTTATCATCAACTGCGTTGATGATTTGACTCATTCCTTCAAAGACTTCAAGAACTGAACCACTTGGTCCGTATGTTCCTCTTCGATCGATGACTGCGACTGACATTTCGTCCATGGTCGCGCCGAAACGGGCAGCATAAGACGAAGTTTGTGGTCTAAAGGAGAAGGGGTCTGTGATTGTTCCTGCTGAATATGTCATACCAGCAGATACTACTTGAATCTCAAGAGCGCCATTAACCTGTGCGCCTTCGTCCTTACTTCTAAAGGTGAAGTAAGTGCCGGCATTTGGCGCAGGAAAACTTGCGGTCAAACCAACAGATCCCGAGGTTGCTCCTCCTGATGGAACATTTACAACTGTAAGGTTGTTACCATATTGTAGGAAGTTATAGCAGGTCCACCAATCAGAGCCATAACGCTCAACGCTTGGTGTACCAAAGGTTTCTTGAAGTTCCTTAACACTACTGATAAGGGTTCTTGTATTAACTGGTCCCTTGTCGAAACGACCGACAAAGGCAGCAGGTGTTGTAGCGACAAGCGATACGATACCAGAGAAGTCTTGCTCGGTAACGCTAACACTGGGACTTAAAGTAAATGCCATTTTCTATCTCCTTAGATACGCTTCGTAT